CAAGAGGAGGGAGACGGCAGACTCAATGCGAATTGGACAGAGTGGCTAATGGGTTATCCTATTGGATGGACGAACCTCGAGGAGTCCCACGAGTCACAGTCGATCAAAAAAACAGAGCACAAAGACTAAAGATGTTGGGGAATGCAATAGTTCCCCAAATAGCAATGCAAATAGGTTTAGCTTTAAAGGAGGACATGAAGAATGAATCTAATTGAATTAGAAAAAGAAATTAAAAAGAATTTTGTTATTACTGCTTTTAAGGATGGAGTAACAGATGCTTTAGTACATGGTCAAAGAAATGATGCTCAATCTCATCATTACTATAAAGAAGGTTATGACTTTGGTTTGTTTCTTTACAATGAACTAAACATTCAAGGTGCTTGTTTTTTAGAAGGAGAAGATTGATGGGAGAATACGAATGTTGGGATTGTGATGAAATCTTCTGGTGTGATGAACCACCAGAAGGCAGAGAAATTTGTGATAAATGTAGGGAGGATTATAAAAATGAATAATCATTTAACAGATTGCAATGCAGAATACAAACGTCTTAGACAATTACAATACAATTGCGAGTGGGAAGACAAGTATGAAGATGCAAAAAGATATCAATTGAAAGCATTGTATTACAAAGATTTACTTGACAAAGGTATCTTTCACGAACCTAAATTTTAAATTGATGTTGACGGAATAAGAAAAATAATGCTAAAGAGAAAATGCACGGAGCAATATCAGGAATTGCTTATGTTTGGTCGGAGAGTTTTGTCCTCCCCTTATCCTCTCCGACCACCTTAAATTCACCTTCAATAAAAGCAGACGGATGTTGTTTTCTAATCTCGGCAAGTCTTGCCACTATTTCTTCTCGAGATAGTTGATCTAAGTGATGTGTTGTTTCTCTTCGATCAACAGTTAAGCCTCCAAGTGAAGACCTTATCTTCTCGGCATTGATGGCTGCACTAAATTGACCTTCTTGTTCTGCTCCATGGCTTAACTCACTCAATCGTTTGAGTTGACCAATAACAGATACACCATATTTTTTCTCTCTAATTTCTCGGAGTTCTTTAAGATGTTCAGTAACCAAAGGAAAATCACGACCATTAAGCAAGAGACTTGCAGTCTTGTTGGCTTGCCCTTCGGAATAACCTGCTCTTCTTGCACACTCGGCATTACTATAAATGCCTTCAAGAACAAGTTTGCAAAACTCTTTTTGTCTGTTGGTAAGCATCTTTTCTTTTGCCATAACGAAATTATAATAGGTTTTTTCTCATATTTTTTCAATTCAAAACGGAAAAAAATGTTTGCGGCTTCATCTTGTCCTAGTAGAAGTGTAACAACTGTAACACAAAGTGTAACACAAAACCCTAGTAAAACCAATGGTTACAGAGTGCTTGTTACATTGTTACACCTGTTACACCATTTTTTAAAAAATAAAAAACAAAACAAAAAATTATGAGAGAAACACTATGTAAGCTAAATCACTTGACTTTTATAAGATAATTTAGGAAAATTAATTAACAACATAGGAGTATGAAATGGAAACTTTAGATAGAAGACTAGACATGCCTATAGAAGAAGCAATTAACCGACTAGAAAGAGTTGTCTCAGATAACTGTGATGACCTTAGACAAAGAGACGGAGGTTATGTCTATGCCGAGGAACTTATGTCGGCCTGGAAAAAAGTTTTGAACGAAACCAGAATCTAAATGTTTAAAGCCATGATACTTATCTGCTCCTTGGTTCATGGATCGGGAGACGAAAGCTTTTGTTTTCAAATCAACGATACGATTGAACCCGATGGATATACAACTGAAAAAAAATGCAGAGTTAGAGTAAAAGAGATGGCAGATATGATAACGTCAATAGTTCCATATCCACATGTAATAAAATACAAATGCGAAAATAAAATAAGGAGGACAAGCATTGAAGATAACAAACAACCATAGTGAGAGATCCATAAGAGGCGAAATAACGAGGATCTGCAAAGAGTTAAAGAAAGCGAACAAAAAGAAAAAAGATGACACATGGTTTGAGGATGATCCAAAAGCCGTGAACGAAATAGAATATGGTCGTGTGAAACGTGAACCTACAATTCAACCATTCACGGGTGGGTATAACCCATTGTCAGACATCATGGACAAAGGAGGCGATGCATATGTTAGGTACATTGCGAAACATGGATCGGCAAGAGACGGAGTAAGATACACATATAAAAAGGGGAAGAAATAAATGAAGGCTTTACAGAGTAAAAAACAAAAAAGAAATTATAAAAAGAAACAAAAAAGTGGATATCAAAAACTAAGAGAACAAGATTTTTATGTTGAAACGTATGTTAATTTGAAAAGAATTACGAGAGTTCGTGCCCTTGATTTAGATGAGGCAATAAACAAGGCTATTACAAAAGAAGAAGACAAGATAGCATGGTATACCAAAGGATATGATTTTGTGGATGCTGATGCTAATGAAGTTGAGGAGAAAGATTATGAGACTTATAGACTCATTAATAAAAAGATGTGAAGAAGAAGCCGTGGAGCTTGCATCGGCGGGCATGGACAAAGAAGCACAAGAGGCTAGGGAATTAGCTAGTAAATATCTTGATATGAAATACAATGGTCATTTAACAGTTTATGATAGGATAAATAAAGATGGAAGAAAAAGAAATTAAACAAGAAGATATAAAGACACATTGCTTGCCGAGATGTCCCAGGTGTCAAGGCACATTGCAGACAGTTCACATTCATGGACATGAACAATGTGTATTGTGTCACATGGTTGTCGAGGACTGTTGCCAAGGTTCTCAACTAAAATGAGTGACAATGTCATAAATTTCCCATATAAAATAAAAAGGACACTCAAACCTGTACCTACAGTATGTGAGTTAGCTGCCGAACAATTCGAAGACATTCTAATTGTTGGTAGACGAAGTGATGGTTTTGTCAGTATGATAACAACCATGAGAGACCCAGCCGAGGTGCTTTGGCACCTTGAGTCTGCTAAATTTGGATTAATGAATGGACTTGAAGAAGAGGAGGAGATTGATGGTCAATAAAAATGAAGAAAAAAAAGTACACTCTGAAGATAGAGATAACGTCATCCCTTTTCCCAAACCATCCACACCTAGCCGTAGCAGTAGCGAGGAGAATGTGGGAAGTGGGGAGGGATACACAATCAATTTCGTACCAGATTGGGACGGATGGGGAGACGATCCAGAAGATAGCTCGGCTTGAGGGTTGGAAAAGAAAAGAAAGAAACTCTCTCGATGGATGGGGTGGCTATTGGGGGCCGTTCTTAACAACAGAGGAACAGAGTGAATTACCAGAAACGGATTTTCGAGGGACAGATCATCCTGATGCAGTCAAGCCCGAAGAACCATACAGAGGAAAGATAGCAGAAACAAGATCGGCAAGATCATCGCTTTACAACGACGAATAAGGGGACACAATGAATTTCAACTACAAGACGAAGCCGTATGCTCATCAAGAAGAGGCTTTGCAACGATCACATGACAAGAAAAATTTTGCATACTTCATGGAGATGGGATGTGGCAAATCAAAAGTATTGATTGATAACATTTATTGGCTATACCAAAATAGACTTATTGACACGGCAATTATTGTTGCACCAAAAGGTGTGTACATGAATTGGGTAAACAATGAAATACCTACACACATGCCAGAGGATATGGATCCAGAGATTTATTTATGGAAAGCTAACTCTACAAGAAACGAAAAGAAAAGATTAACGGAAGGTGTAAGTAACAGAAATAAATTTAGAATATTGGTAATGAATATTGAATCATTCGTTACCAAGAAAGCACCCGTGTTCCTTGAATCGTTTACCCACAGAAGTGAATTCTTACTCGCCATTGATGAATCAACAACAATAAAAAATCCGAAAGCTAAACGTACAAAAGCAATCATGAAGTTTGGAGAGACTGCCAAGTACAAAAGAATACTAACGGGTTCTCCTATCACACAATCGCCTTTGGATCTTTATTCACAATGTGCTTTTCTAAACAAAAAACTTTTGGGGTACGATAGCTATTGGTCTTTCCAAGGTCGGTTTGCCATTATTAAACAACAACGAATGGGCAACCATAGTTTCAATCAAGTGGTTGGCTACAAAAACTTAGATGAACTAACACAAAAGCTAAAGATCTTTGCACATAGAACAACAAAGAAAGAAGCGTTAGATCTTCCAGAAAAAATTTACACAACCAGACAAGTTGAACTAACATCCACACAACAAGAACAATATGAAAGCATGAAAAAAACTTCTGTCATCTTTTTAGAAGAAGGCGACATGGTTACGGCCCCCGAAGTTATGACAAGATTGTTAAGACTTCAACAATTACTTTGTGGATATCTTGTGAACGACGATGGGGAAACTGTAGAACTTGCCAACAATAGAATAAAAGTCATGATGGAAGTCGTAGAAGAAATGACAGGTAAAGTTATTATATGGTCTAGGTTTAGATACGACATAAAGAAAATAAAAAATGAGTTAGCTAAAACCTATGGATCGGGTTCCGTGGTCACTTATTATGGCGACACAACTCAAGAAGATAGAGACTCGGCAATACATAACTTTCAAACAAATCCAGAGACAAG